GCTTGTCAAGCTCCTTGATGATAAGGTCAAGGTCAGCCAACTCAGTGATGTAACCATTGGTAACCAAACCACGGTTCTCGATAGCGGCGAAGTAACCTTCAGAACCTTCTACAGATACGTTAGCGGTGTTAGTAACCTTCTGGCCCAACAACATCATCATCTCACGCTTGTCGAGGAAGCGCTGACGAGTGTCGGCCTCACCCTTCATAAACCAACGGTAATCACCATTGCCGAGGTCAATCCATCCGAGGTTAGTAGCCTGTGAGCCAGTCACCTTGAAGATTTCCTTAACAATCATATATGGGTTAGTGCGCTTAACCACGTTAGACTCGAGGTACTCGGTCGGTTGGTCAGTGCCCTGTCCGTACAGGTTACCGATGATAGGAAGCTCGTACGTGCCAATAGCGATAACTGACAGGTTAGCGTCTTCCAAGTTAGCAACAGTGAAGCTGGTAGTTCCAGTGATAGCGGTAACAATAGCACGCTCCTTACCACCAAGCAGAACAACGTCGTTCAAGCGAACAACAACAGGCTGAGAACCGAAGGCAATAACCATCGTCTTTCCAGCAGTCGTAGCAGCAGCAAGAACTACTTTCTGGTTTTGGTGCAGGCGAACTTCTTCCCACCACTGAACTTGGTCAGCAGTTCCTGCGCTTTTAACAGCTCCTACCATCTGGAGGAAGCCAGTGATGCCTTGTGCACCGAAAGCCTTTACAAGGGCGTCGCGGTTGTCAGGCTTGTTAACCTCGTTGAAGTAGTCACCAAGAGCGACGTACTTAGCAGGGTCAAGACGCTTTACAGCGTTTGCTCCAGAGAAAAAAGTTCCCTGAGTAGCAGATGTCATATTTGCCATTTTAGTATATGTTAGGCGTTAGACGTTAAAATCGAAATCGCATCATTGAGTCAGACTCTCCGATGATTTGGCGAAGCTGCTCATCTATGTTGCTACCTTGTTGTACGTTACCTACGTTGGGTGTATTCACCTTCACGTTTGCGGCGGTCTCCACAACCTTGCGCTGTCCATCGCTCATCCCTTGTTGATATACAGCCTTGACAATTTCGTCAATGTTATCAACTACGGTTCTGTGCATATTGAACATCTCGTGGTTCCAGTTGCCATCGCGGCCTACGTACTGGTCAAAGTAACTCTCTAGATTAGCGTTTTTAGATTTGAGCGTCTCACGATACTTTTCACCTAACCCGAAAGTAAATGTCTTATCGCCCGGAAGCTCAAAGTCAATACCGTCAAGAGCGTCAGCTTCTTGCATCATAGTAGACACCCACTGCTCGTCAACAAACGATTCGACCTGCGGCTCTTTCTCAACAGTCTTTTCGACTGGCTTGAGATAGTTGCTGCGTAGCCCATCAATCTGCTTTCTAGCGTTACCTGCGTCAATCTTCAACTGAAGGGCTGCCATCTTCTGCTCCTTCTCGTCTAGGAATTCGCTGTCAGTCTTGTACTTCGCCGATACAAGCATTTCAACTTCATCCCGTGACAAGTCTGGAAAGTCGTTCTGCATCTGGAGCTTCACCACTGAGATATCGTCCATTTCAGACGGATTCAGCGATTGGTATAAGAACCAATCTTGTGGGTCGCGGCCAGTCTCTTGAACAAACTTCAGAATAGGCTCAAGCCTCTCATCGATTGTCGCTGGTTGTTCTAAACGTGCGAGGATAGTCCCCAAGTCAAGACCTACCTGCTCCTGCAAGTAAGAATTGACGAACTGGTTAATCTCCTCGTCCGTGAGTTCGTCGTTGGTTGACTCGTTAGAGTCTCCCGTGTCTTGCTGACGATATACGTACCTGCTGTCATCAGTTGGTTCTGAGTCGTCGGTAGCGACGGGCTCAGTTGGTTCTGATGGTTCGGTAACGCTTTGGTCAGCGGTAGAACCTTCGTTGCTGTCATCGGTAGCAACGTCACCGTTTGTGTTATCGGGCTCGACAATTGTCGGCTCGATTGATTGTTGGTCTTGAGAAGGCTCAGCGGGTTGGTCAACAATGTTGAGACCCATATCCCTCACAAGGTCCTCAAGGCTTGAAATACCATCGGCCATAATAAGTTGAATTAAAGTTCGTTACAAAATTATCGAGACTATCTCACGTTAAAGTTTGCATATGTGAAAACTTATTCGTATATTTGACTCAACAATTAAATCTAATGAATATGAAAAACGCTCTTTTAATCGCCCTAGTAGCCCTGTCTACTTCTGTTTTTGCTCAGGAAGTTCCATCATTCTTGAAAGGATTCAATTACACCGTAGAGACTTGTTTAAGCTCTGACGGTGTTGAGTTTGAGTACTTCGAGGTAAAGGAGGAACAGTACGAAGAAGTGAAGAAGGAAATCAACAAGCTGAACCGTCGTCGCTTCGTTCGGATGGATAGTTCTGGACTGCTTATCACTAAGCGCTACGTAGACCAGTGGACCGTTATGACGTTCAGTGGATTCGGGTTCAAACGAATCAGTGTATTCCAAGAATAAGAAAGGGGGCGAGAGCCCCCTTCTTTATTTGTGTTCAGTCCTAATTATTTCTTAGGCTTTCTGTACTCAGCGGTAGAGATTCCAACAGTTCCACCACCTACTGGCTTGTAGAAGGCTGGTACAGCAAGAGCTTTGTTGTACTGCTCTGGATTAGCCTCCATACGCTTTCTCTTGTCGATTTCATTTTGACGGCGAGTAGAGTCAGCCTTCTCTTGCTGCTCGGCTTGCTTCTTCTCTCTGTTGAGTTCGTAGGTAGACTTCTGCTTAGCAGTTAGACCTTTCTCTTTGTTCTTGGGGGTAATCGGACCACCCATCTCGTATTTTCTCGCTTTCATCGTTAGAAACTTTGTACAAATATAGAAATCAATCAGTTACCACTTCACGCGGTCAGCCACAGCGTTACACATTTGAATAAACTCTTCCTGAGAGTATTGTTGCTTACACATATTTACCATCTTGTGCACCCATTGTACATTACCTTCTTCATATCCAATAGTTGAATCTATTCTATCAAGTGATGCCGTGTTATTATTAGAGTCCATAGCATCTATATCCCATCCAGTTAGAGAACACTTAAAGTCTTGTTTAATCAAAAGGTCAGCCAAGTATTCATAATCAAGTGACCAGGACAAATCTCTTAGTAGTGCGCTGGCTTCGTATTTCTTAGCAAACGATAGCCTAAGTACTCCTTTGACCCATCCCTTGTGAGCGTTATTCTCTGGTATTGAGTTAGAACAAGACTTACACAATTTGTTTTCGTTGAACGACAATACTGCGTAATTTCTTCTTAGATATGATTGCTCAACACCACAAGACGGACAAGGTTTATACCACCTTCCATCGTTGCCTTTGTATACCGAATCTGGTACGTTTAAGAAATAAGGCATAGGAACGGTATGAGAGCCCACTTATACTTATTAGCCCACCACGCCGCGCTCATCTTACCCTTGGCGATGTTCTTAGCGTGACGAGCCTTGAAACTGGCACGCTTCTTAGCACGAGCCTCTGTTGGGTTGCTTTCGGTTACAGTATCAGCGCCCTGCTCTCCGAAACGGATTAGCTTAGTCTTATTACCTTCCTTGGCTAGGACGATGTGAGACTTCTTTGAGTGAGACGGAGTACCCTTCGGCTTGTTTACTCCAGCCAGTCCGTGCTTCTTAATTAAACTCTTTATTCTGTTGTCCATCACCTATACTGGTTTAATACTGCAACAAATGCTGACCAAGCTAGGAATGCTGGCAATGCCCAGCTAGAAGACTTCTGTTCCTTCAATTCCTGTACTTGCCTAGACAGTTTATTGTTATATGAAGATACCATTACATTGTTACTGTCCTTTACGGCAACGTCAGTTATCAGTAACTCCTTCTCGGACTTAAGCTTTTTGATTTCGTTGTTCAACGAGATGAAGCGCTCGTTCATAGCCTTAGCCTGAGCAAGCGTCATTACGACTACCGTATCCTTATTTTCTATCCGTTGAATCGGGTACGCCGATTGCGAGTACATCGAAAGGCAGAGCAGAAGGCTCAGACTTAATAGCGACAATTTCATTTTCCATTACTTTAACTTGTTCCACCAAATGCTCTTTCTCTTCAACGAGAACCTCAATGGTCTCCTTCATCTGGCTGATGCTTTCGCTCACTTGCTTATCGGCACGGGCAGATACAGCACTAGCTTGGCGCATTGTTTTCTTAGACTTCTCAATGATGATATCAATGGGGTCCGGTTGAACAGCTTGTTTTTTCTGGTCAGCTAAAAGCGCACCAACAGCGATACCTGTCACTATAAGTAGGGCAATGTGTTTCATCGTGTTTGAAGAAGCATTTCGTTCTTAGCACTAGTGTATGCGAGAGCAGAGTCAAGCTTTCGGATATGCTCCGTGTACTTGTCAACCTTTACCTCCAACTCGTTCACACGGGTTTGGCAGCGGTCGTCCACTTTCGTGTTCATCATCTTTTGGTCTACATAAAGATAGCCTATGGCAACAAGCGCAACGAAAGCGATTGCGGCAACTGGGTTCTTTTGGAACTGCTCGAAGGAGACTGGCATTTTCATCAGTGCCTCATTTTAAGTGATTGGTTCTCACGCTCAAGGTAATCAACCTTAACACGAAGCGTGTGGACCTCTGCGGTTAGGTCTAATACTTTTTGACGTAGCTCGTCTTTTTCGTCTGCGGCTCTTGCTAGCAATTCTTCTAAGTTTCTTACTCGGTTCTTAAGGTCATCACGGTATAGATGAGTGTCGCTATTGAACATCTCTTCTTTGCGCTCCTCAGCACGCATCTTCATCTTGTTGGTGTAAAACTGAAATGCCGCACCAGAGCCTAGTACGGTAACAACAGTGATTGCAATCTGAGCGATGTCCATTACTTGCTGTATTTCTTTTTGAGGTCTTCAAGATGCTTCTGGTTCTCCACACGGATAATGTTCCAAGCAGAGAAGATGAGTACGAGTACCCAACCAATATTGGAGCCTTGAAGCATACCTTCTATGAAGTAATTCAGTACCGTGGCAACAGCCACAAGGAAGGCTACTTTAACAGCATATGCTCTTGTCTTTAGATTTCCACTCCATAGCACCGCATATCCTTGGTAGATTCCGCAAGCCATTGAAAATAGACACAGAAGTGGCGAGGAAAACATCTCAGTCCAGAGTGCTACCGGAAGAATGAATGTGTGTAGCAATGACGTAAACACTTCATTTGGCTCGCTGTCGCTGTACTTAAATATACTTACGACTCTCTTTAAACCTTTGTCCTCCATTACGTCTGCGATATGCATTGTTTACTTCTTAGCGAACTTCTCTAGTCCAGCAATACCGAACGAACCAAGCGTGATAATCACGAATGAGTTGTAGGTGAACTCGTTAATCACAAGGTCTTTGCCCATAAATCCAGACACAACGTCTGCAATCATAACCAGTACCATAACAGCGAACGACATAAAGCCAATGATGGTCTTCTCGTTCCAAGTGTTGTCGTCCTTAAAGATGGCAGCAAAGCCCATAATCTTTTCCTTTACGTAGGTGAGTATCATCGTGTGAACTGTATGGGTTTCAATTGGTTACAAAAATAAGACAAAAAGAAAAGCCCCCAGAGGGGGCTCTCTTAACCAGCATTCAGTCCCACACTCAGGGACAGCGCTCGTCAGTTATTTAACAACCTTCAGCTCGGGGGTAGCCTCTTGCTCTGAAACGGTGAACTCACCAGTCTCAAGGTTCAAGGTTCCGTGGCCGTGTTCGGCAGCGAGTTCCTGCATCAAAGCTTGAATCTCCTCACCGCTGGCACGCAGTTCGGTGACGAGGGTCTCCTGACGTGCTGCGAGGTCTTTCTCGCTTACGTACAGAGCGCCAAGCTCCATTTGGATTTGCTGTTGTTTAGCACGCACTTCACGTGCCTTCGTAAGTTGGTCTTCAGAAATCTGAGCCATAGTAAATGAAATTAGAGTTAGTGATAAAAATCTAGCAGTCTACAGCGTCCTCGTATCCAGCTTGAGCCTTAAGGTGGCTGTAGGCTTGAACGAGGATGTCAGCAGCTTCAGCTTCAAGGCTAGGCTCGAAGTTGAAGTGGGTGCGGTAGATGGGCTCTGCGTGTGCTTCACGGGTAACTTCCGATGCGTAGGTAGCTACTTCGAAGTGGCAGAAGTTCTTCTTAACCCAAGCTTCTACTGGAGCGACAGCTACAGGAGGCACGGGGTTTCCTTCCTCATCAACTGCGGGTGCAGTAGGGGCAGGGTAAGTGTAAGTCTTTTGGTCGGTAGACTCGTACGTAAGACGGGTTACCTTGTGGTAGGCATCGGAGAAAGTGATTCCGAACTTATCTACAGTTGCGATTACAGCCATTGTGATTACTAATTAGTTATACAAATATACGAAAAATCATTCACAGCCACGAACAGATGTTATTTTACCATCGCTTGCTATCTCATAAGAAGAAGACCCAGACTTCCACCAAAGTCCACCTCCGTCAAACGAATAAGACAGTGTATTGTCAGTGTACAACACTACGTTTACTGCTAGTGATGTAGATGATGAGTACAGAGTGATTGCGTCATATGCCATAGAACAGGCTTCGGACCAGTCTCCGTATCCTTGCTGTCCGTCTCCAGCTAAGAACGTGTAAGCTGTCGCTGCTGAGAACCCATAGAACTCACTCATAGCATCAGGAGTAGACTTACTAGCCAGAGAGGATAGGGTGCGCAGTGAACTGTTCGCCTGCGCTTGCCCTAACTCTACTCTGATGTCGTTGATGCTTATAGCCCCCGAACTCTGAAGTGCCATTAGTTAAGCTTCTTTTCAAGTTCTTCTACACGAGCAGCGAGTTCCTTGTTAGCTTCAATCAAGAGGCCAATCAGTTTCTCGTAGCGTACTGCGAGGTATCCGTTAGCGTTGGTGCGGACAGCCTCTGGGAGGACAGCCTTCACTTGCTGAGCGATTACACCCACATCGTGCCCTACGTATCCGTGGTAATCCTTGGTCTCCATTCTCCAGTCGAACTCAACCC